TGACATGTTGCACAAGGCCACTATCATTTTTCATAGCTTCAAGAACAGGTACGAATGGAGTTAATTCATTCATTTGCTCTTTTAGCTTAACAGCTTCACGACTACTATCTTTGTATCGCTTTTCCCAGTCTGGGCTGTTAACTGACTGTTCCATATTGTTGGAGCCACTTACAGATTGTTCTTGGGATTCCTCAGGCTCGTAAGCCATTTCGGTGCCAACATCTGAGCGGGTTGCCTCATTTGGATCTACTATTCCTCCGTTTACTTGATCTTCTAAAGCATCAAAAAATCCATCGGAGCCTGAATCTGATTGTACGACTTGATCAAAAGAATCTTCAGTCATACCAATCTCAGGGTTACCTGCGGTACTTTCTTCTTTAGACATAACATCTCCTTATTTGATTGTTATTCTTCAACGTAGTTTACTCAGAAGTTTCCTTCTTTTGCAAATTGTTTTTTACTTGTTGCATTTCTGCAGCTAAATTCTTCATTTGAGTATCAGCATTATTACCCATAACGTTACGTAATAATTTCTGCTCTCCTTCTGTCTGTATATACTCTTTATTCATATTGGACTTAACTTCTTCTTTCTTTTTGTTTATTTCTACATCAGCTTGCATAACTTTATGTTTTATACCAGCTTGTACTAATTGTCTTTCTAGAGTTTCAATAGTACCCTCTTTGTCCTTAACAGCTTCTTGTAAGCTAGATAATTGAGATTGTAATTGTGAGTATATACTTTTTCTTTTAATAATATTTTCTTTGTTTTTAATATCAGTTTCAGCTAATAATGCTATATCATCTATAACACCCATTTGCATTAACTGCTTTAATTCTTCTAAATATGCCCATCTATTAATAGGTAATGTAGATCCTGATATTATTCTAACATCATACTTAACTTCAGATATATCCATTGATTTACCTATAGCTTCACCCATATCATTATATATAGGAACATTAATTTCAACTTCTCTTTGTTCCTGTATAGCAGATGGCTGTATTATTCTAAATCTTTTATTTGCAGTATATACAGATTGTGCAAATTGCAATACTACATGTCCTAATTGTTTTAATGCAGGTTCGATAGATGTATTCATCCATTGTTTAATTCTACGTGTACCATATTCATCTAATGCTAACATCCCTCTATACGTTTCACTAGCACCACCTGAATCTCCCATCATAGAACTATAGATACCTGCAAGATATTCAATGTCATTTTTACCTTGCTGTACTATTTGAAAAAATGCACTTGATAATGGTGAAGGCATTACAGGCGTAGGTCTTTCTACTCCTGGCCTTATAGGCAATAATGCTCCTGGGCTAGATGAATACTTTTCCCATGTTTCTGCATCAATACTTCCTTCTTCGTACATCCATCTAAGCGATGAGCCCAATGATGCATTATGTACCATTATTTGATGAGCTTTATTTATCTCTTGCTGCTTACCTATTAAAGGAGCGACTGCACTCATAGGATATGGAGTTCCTGTCCATTTATAATGAAATGGTATTAATGGATAGTCTTTAATTGTATTAGGTAGTATTTTTTCATATAAGATCTTATCTCCTACTGCAACTATCTGCTTTACTCTTACATCATAAAATTGAACTTGGTCAACAATATTATTTGCAATATCATCATTTTCCATCAATATCTTAAATTCTTTTTCAGATACAACAACATTTTCGATTTTAGATGCTTCATTTTGCAACCTGCTTATAGTCTCTTGTTGAAATGCCTGTAGTTGTTGCTGCATCATTTTTTGTTCTTTTTCTAACTCTATCTGCATTCGTTCAGGTATAATCTTACCTTGTTGTACAGCCATTTCTAATTGTCTTTGGGTCTCAGTCAATTTAACTTGCATTTCAGCTTGCATTTCTTGCATTGCAACTTCAGCTTGTTGTTGTATTTGTTTAATTATTTCTGGACTAGGAGGTATTCTGTAGAATACATTCATAAATGATACTTTTACTTTTTCATAAATTTCAAAGTATTCTGTTAACTCATCTTGACTACCATCTGAATCAATAGCCATATTGGTTTGTTCTGTAGTATCATTAAATGCAAATAACTTTTGATCTTTATCTCCTACAGCTCTAGCTGACCAACTTCGTTGAGATTGTTCATCACTACTAGCTTGTGTAATTTTTCTTTTATAGTCTGGAAATGTTTTAAGTAAATGATTTTTAGGTAATACTTTTCGTATAAGTATAAAGGCTGCATCTTTAAATAGCATATCTCTAGATTTAGGATCAACATAAATATCAAATGGTTCTGGTTGACTTAATACTACTTCTCCCATACCATTATCCATATCTTTATCAACAGATACTAGCATATATCCTAATCCTTTTGTAACAGCATCATTTATAGCGTTGCCATATAATGTATTACCATCAGATAATGCCCATATATAATCACATAGATCAGACAATACTGCTGCAACATCTATGTCACTTCCTTCAGTTCCAACAGCTTGCCATCTAGGATTATTTGCAGTAGCATAGAAATTTAACATTTCGACTACAGGTAATATTCTATTAATTACAAAAGTAGGCATTCCCTGCTCTTCTAATGAATTTTTTTCATCTTGACTTAACTGTTCATCGTGAGCAAAGTCATAACCTTTTTGATTAACGTATTCCCATTGTTTTCTTGTCCACGTGTTAGACAAGTTATACAATTGTCTTATCTGATCTGCTTTCTTTTTTCTAGCCATTATTCTCCTGTAAAGGTTGAACTGCTTGCTAATGTCTGAGCTTCAGACTTTGTTAATACACTAAAGTTTGGATATGCAACGCCTGAACCTAGTGCTACTAATTCTGATAATACACCATCTTTCATAGACCATTCACCTTTAATAATGCAATATGCTCTATCATGCGAATATCGTGGAGCACCTACTTTACCTGAAAAAATTACATCATGCCATGTAGGAGATGCTTTATAATTAACTGTTTCAGTGCCATCACTATTTTCAGTAACTGATTCTACTATTGGATATAGTGCTTTAATTTTAGTCCCAACAGCACTATCATATGCACTGCTAGGTAAACAAAAATACATTTCATAATGTGCCATTATTTGTGACTCCTTTTACCTGCTTTGTAATTTCTTAATACTTCTTCATCTGTTAATGTGTCTGAATAAAAACACACATCATCTAACTCACCTGGAAAATCTCTAAAATTTGAATTTGTAGGATGTCCATCTGCCCCTACATCAGAGCCTATTATTAAAGGAACATTTACATCGTGCATAGAACGTGCTGTAGTCATTGCTGAATTGCTTCCTTCTCTTCCTTCTGATGTAATTTGTATACCGTTAATATAAAGTTTTACAGGTGTAAAATTATGGCTTTCAGTATTTGTATTAGCTGAATTAGAACCAACACTACCTGTAGTCCTATCATGGTCAAATGTAAAAGTAACATGATACCATTTATTTTCGTCAAATGCCTCACCTATACCAGCAGAAGGTGTTGTAGGAGGACTTTGTATACTATTTCCTAGATTGTCTAAATCATAATCTGCATATACAGATTCATTAGATCCAGATCCATAAAATGAATATAAATATAATGAGTTATTGTGATTTAAATTTATTTTAAAGGCTCTTTCTGCACTTGATACTGTTGTATCAAACATATGAAATGCCTCACCAGAAGATAAAAAATCACTTGGTTTTATATGAGTTTTCATCCAAAAAGAAATACTATAATTTGTTACAGCACTTCCTGTGTGAAGTGGATGAGTTTGTACTTTATTGTAAGAAGGGTGAGTGTTTACATCTTTTATAGAATTACTATTAAAACTATTAGTAAGTCTTTGCCTATTCATTAAGAAACCTTGATTATCTCTAGAGGACTCTACTCCTGCTGGGAGTAATAGGGTTTCCGTAATATTAGTTGGAGTTCCATCTTTATCTCCAGCTAAATCTGTCCAAATAGCTAAACCATTATTTTTCCAATAATGAGCTAAATTAGTATTTTCAGAATGTAATCTAGCATCTAATGTTTTACCATCATTGTATAATTCATTTACTTCTAATTGTGATAAAGTGACATCCCAAATAGCACATTCGGTAATACATCCTTCCATTCCCTTAGATGTACCTTTTCCTATTCTTCTTAATGTAATAGCATCATCGATAGTATCTGAATTTGTATTTGTTAGTAGCTCACCATCTTGATAAAATTTAACTGCCCCAGAATTGCATGTTACTACGTAATGATGCCAATTTTTATCATTTACTGATAAAGTTGCCTGCACATTATCTTCATTTGTATTGCTTTCTATTAAAATTTTACCATCGCCAGTAAATCTTATTTTTCTTAGACTAGTAGTATCTTCATCACATATTACCATATGTTGGTCGGTAGTAATATTTCTCATGACATTAAAAGAAAATGACACATTTGAATTATGAGGATTTTTAGTTATATCACCTGATAATTGAACATGCGATGTAGAGCCTCCACTAAACC